AAAGCCTGGAACATCGTGCTTCCCGGCTGGACCGAACTCAGCGCCACCTTCTGATTCCCATCAAAGAACATTGCATCTTGACTTGTCATACATCACACCCCTTTCAGATCAACCAGAAACTATTCATATCACCCTCGTATGCGTAGCGGAGAGGATCAATGAGATGATTATTTTTATCAATTGGAGTTGGCGGGGAAATTGTTTCGCCATATTTATCCTTCTTCCACTGAGCTTGCCTCAGTTCATTCTGCATTTGAATACAATTGGTATCAACTATAATCGTATGCTGCTGCAGCCACTGGATTCCATGCCGGACCGAATCCTTCCCCTTCACCGCACCGACCGCATTTGCCCCATATTTTACCAGCTCGGCAATGGACTTCGGCTCAGCAGAATCCCACACGACCATTCCCTTTCCCACCATGCCAGTCTGCCGGATCGCTAAGAGATCATTCGTCAGCCCTTGCTCATACATTTCATTATACACATAAATGATCTTCTTAGCACGATCATAATGCGTAACCACGATAGTGGCCGGATCCTTTCCAAAGCCGAAATCGCCCCCATTCCTGTGGTTGGTAAACTGATCATGCATACCAGAGAGATCCTTGATCTTCCAATTCTTGAAGATCACATCACCCAGGACACCCCAATTCCCATAGGTGTAAACAGCCTTGAAATACTCATCGGTCTCATCCAGCAGGGCCTGGATATCCTGCGGAGTATTCCAGCGGTTGTGAATGTGCCAGGTCTTGAGAATCAGCAGCTCCGGAGTATCATGGACAGTCTGATCCTCAGCCCAGCCAATCGGCTCAAAGAACTCCTTGAACAGCCAGTGCTGCTGGAGGATAGGGTTGAAGCTGAAGGTGACACGCTTGACCACATCAGCATCACCACCACGCATACGCTTCTGGAGAGTCTTTAGATTGTCCAGGGTTGCTTCGGTTGCCTCTTCGAACCAGATATCAGTGATAGCACCATGAGAAGCTCGAATAGACTTCAGCTTCTCTGTATCATCCAGGCCAATGAAAATAGCCTCACGACCGTTTACGCATTCAATGATCTTCCTGGAATAGCGGAATCGGAACAGGGACTGCAGCCCCCAGGTATTGATGACCGACTCGACCTCAGCCCAAACGGACTTAGTAAGATAGCGAGCAACCGCCCTGGCAACCAGGTAGTTACGATCGCCGGAAAGCAGATCAAGGACCAGCCTCTGGGCCAAGAACACTGACTTGCCAGAAGTGGATCCACCGTAATAAATTTGAATGGGAGCTTGACAATCTAGATAGGGAATATAAACTTCGTTGAACATCGATCTAGAAACTTCGATCGGGACAACGGTCTCACTCATTCGTCAAGGTAACCTTGAACTTCAGCTCTGAACCACCAGGACCAAATACCTCGTTCTTAGTCGGAGCATCCAGACCAAGATACCTGGACCTCCGATCCATAATCCGCATACAGGACAGCACAGCCTTCGGGTCACCTTTCACTGCTCTGGTAAAGTTCTTCACAAACATGTTATCAAGTCTTTCCAGTTCCATCCTTCTGACCTGTTCAGCATCTGCTTTGATCTCTTTATTTAGCTTATCAAGGACAGCCATCACGTCTTTGTACGCATAACGCTCATCATAGCCTTTCGGAAGCCGGCCAGGATACTTCTCAATCATCGCCTTCGAAATTGTACGGTAGGTCAATCCTTGCTTCTTCAGATGGAATACAGAAGCCCTTCTCTCAGCAGCCACAAGATAATCAGGATGCCCTTTAGATTTTGCCATTGGTGACTCCCTTATGTGTTCCTAACTCCATCAAGTATACAATTCCCCACCACAGTGAGGGCAAAGGTCAACAGGGATACTATCTTCAATCTCAGGCAACCTTACTGTGTTATCTCCTGCAATTATACCCAATTCACTCTCCCAGAAGCCCCAAGCTAGTAATTCCTCTACCTCGAATTCATTGGCCAAAGCATCATAATCCCACCAACCAGTAGTACCCCTGTGTAAGAATACTGTTAGCTTCTCCCTCTCTTTCTCTGTCAGTTGACGATCAGACTGCCTTACTTCAATAATGTGACCTGGACCATACTTATCTAATAACACGTTCAATCTCTGGTGCCCGTTATATAATTCTCCCCCAGGACCCACTGCTACAGTCTCAATCTGCCCGAAAGCCTCGAATGATTCCAGTAACCTGGCAGCCTGGTCACCTTCTATTTGCCTTGGGTTTCTCTCCCAGGGCTTCAGATCAGATAACTTCATCCTTGAATTCTTCCAGGTAGGTCTAGCCATAGACTATTTGCCCCAATAATATCCCGATAATAAACGCAAGCTCAATAACTATTACTGCCAGAACCATTTTGATTTGATCCATGCTATCCTTCCTCAAATAACGGTATTTGTTTTCCGGCGTCAATAATGTTTTGAGTACTAATAAACTTCTGGTCACACTGTAATTCCCAATCGCAGTGCCTGCACAACACCCAATCTTCTTCACCATAGATATCAACCAGATCATGAATCTGGTCTCCACAACTCTCACAGACAACAATATCCATCGTTTCCTCCATTATACACTTATCTTATTCCCCAGATGCCAGCATACCGGATCTGGAGTGGACAGCCTCAGATAACCAGCAGCATCCATAGCCTCATCTAGGACCGGAACATGACCTCGCATCCTGTGGGGCCAGTAACCTGGATCGATCTCCAGCAGCCTGGACCGCAGAGCCACGAACTGATAGTGCTTGGCCCCCACAACAGCCTTCACCCCAGCCTTCGAAGTATGCCATTGGTGATCCTTCAAAGCCCTGGTTTCAACACTATCTAATTTCCACTTCACACTTGCTGCCCACTGCTTCAACGCTTCCGGATTCTGCTTCTTCCACTTCCCAGGCAATCCCTTTGCAGCCCTCGCACAATGCTCAGCAGACCAGCCAGCACAATTTCCAGACACCATCCCAGCCCTGGGGTAAGTATCCAGGATCTCCAATAGCCTCGGCAACCAGCCGTAATCATACTCGACATCATAATCAGAATAGGCGATCACCTCTCCTGGAGCGAAGCGTACAGCCTGAAACAGAGCATTGATAGCCCCAACATTCCTCAGCGACTCAAGGATGAACGATGGGACATGGGACCGGACCAGATCACGAACCTGCTGACAGCAACCATTGAGATAAACGATCCGATGCATCCCAGAATCCTTCCAAGTAGACAGCGATCGATCCAGCACCTCCAGCATATTCTCGTAGTAACCAGTAAGATGAGGGATATGAACCACCATCACGCCGGACACTCGACCAGGCTTCCAATCCAGGGCCAGGTCCCAATTAGGGTTGGAATTCTCTACAGTCTTACTCACTCTTCCTCCTCAAAGCAGACAACAACAAAGCGACCTCACTATCCCGATCGCTTTTGAATGGTGGAGTTTTTGGATATCCATTCATGTATTTCTCTCCACCCTTATAAACAACCCTTCTCCCAACTACTTCATACAAGCCCCAGCCCTCTGGAATTTCATCAATCGTTATCAGCCCTGGGGGAGTGAAATAAAACCTCCACTGACCCAACCCCATAAACTTATCTCTGCGAGATAGCTTTTTTAGATCCGCCCGAAAATCGCTCCGGCTTGTTTTACACTCAACCAGGATGGGCCTCCCCCATACCCACCCGATCGCATCAGGAATCTCACCAGAACGAGTATAGGCAACCAGCTCAGTCAACACCACCCCACAATGAATCGTGTTCCTCAACCACCGCTCAGCTCGCAATACTAATTCAGGATGATTCATACAACCTCCGGATTTTGTCTCGCTCCATGCATGCAATATCTTTGTTCCTATGTTCCAAGGACCCAGCCCGATAAGAATAAGACCCAACCACTTCTGGGATATGGGCAACCAGGGCTCCACGTACAGCACACCGCACCCAGAACTCCCAATCACCAGCAACGACATAGGACTCATCAAACAGACCGAAGCGATCATGCAGGGACTTCCTCCACATGGGCATCGGGCCAATAAAGCAATGAGTTCTCATATCCTCAATGGAATAACCAGGACGCTCTATCCGGACCCCTTCAGCGTGTAAATTATCCACCTTCCAATAATCCCCATAAACCAGATCGTTACCCAAACCCAGGGCCAGGGCCAGCTTCTGGATACCCTCCGGATCCTTACGATCATCAGTATTGGCATTGGTAATAAAGCATTCCTCTTCTGGCAGCCTCCGGATAATCATATTCCAAGCAGCATACAGCCCAGGGACATCTGGAGTAATGACGTTGAAATCAACCAGCTCCCTGCACCGCCGACCAATCTCCCCAGCCTCCTGGCTCACCATCCAGATATGGGGAGAGAGAGTCTGCTCCCGTAGGTTCCGGATGCAGCCCAGGACATCATCAACGGAGCAATGATAAGCACTTATAATCGCAGCGACTTCCATGTCACCTCCTGAAACAAATCGAGTTTGGTAGACAGTCTCAAACCCCATAATGAAAGCCAGCTGCAGGGCAACATAGGTAACAGTCCAGCCCTGCCAAAACGCTCCCTTCGGATCCGTTTGAAAGATTGGTTCAGAAGTATATTGTAGTTCAGTGAATTTATATCGACATGCCAGATCGGATATCTCAGCAGCGTACTGGCTGAGGACCAGAGGATTACAGCAGACATAATACCAGGGAACCATACGCCGGAAGATAAGATTGGATCCGAACGTAACCTCCGGAGATCGTAGAGATCCAAGCCTGGACCATTACCTATGATGAATGCCCTCTCGCCTCTATGTATATTTTTCATCAGAGCCACAACCTCCTTCCCCATTATAGCAAATATAGTTTATAATAAATTTACTTTCGGATTCGGCTCCGAATGTAACCCCAGGGCTTATCCCCTGGGGTATTTTTTATCTCAGGTAGTTCACGATTTCGTTACCCTGCTCGCCCTCTCAGCCTTCTCGGCCTGATAGACTTTCCCGATCGCAGCCAGGATGATTTCATTAGCATCAAATACACTCTCACCAAGATTATCAATCTCGACCAGGATACGCTCAGCACCCAACACCTGCCAAGCCCGAATCTCAAAATCATCTTGGACTTCCTTATGCATGAACACCAGCGGATAGGGAATCGGCAGCCCAGCCAGACCATCATCAATAAGAGCAGCTAGATCCTTTTCGACCTGATCAAAGCCCAGAGTTTTATCAAGAGCCACCTCACCAGGGTTCCAGTAATGTTCCTCCAGAACCGGATCCGGAAACTCATCCAGCCCATATTCCTCTATGAACCTCGGTCGACAACCATGACAGTGAGAAATGAACGCAAGTAAAGCCTGGGCTCCCATCGTTGTCCAGACACGATAAGCATCGACCTCTTCCGGATAGCCCTTCTCCAGGGCAGCGGTATTATCCCCATCAGCCACAGAAATGGACTGGAATAAATGAGTAAAGAATCCCCCAGACCTTCGATATTGGAAGTCCAAATATCTATCGTATCCGTTCATTGTAAATCCTCCAATGTTATTATTTCAATCTCAACTCGTGGATTTTCTTTGTCCACCTCAGATTGAGTGGACACCCTCCGGACAAATTCCCTGGTATCATCCTCAATCACGTTTCCAATCAGCCCATCAATATACAGCTTCGAGCAGATATTATCTGAGTCCAGCGGTCTGTTCTTGAAGTAAGCTGTGATATGAATATCCACCACGCCAATAATCATTTCCCTTTTGAATACATGACAATCAAGCCAGACCTCATCGTGAACACGATCGGCTTCTTCCTTTCGCTTCGACCAGTGGACGCCTGCGTACATTTGATTCCAAGACCAGGGCCTTTCACCTTCAAGAGTTATCTTCATCGAACCACTCCAGCTCAACATGGAAAGTCTTTCCGCATTTCTTGCACCTGCCCATCTGCCAGGGATTCGGATGGGGCATCCCGTAACACTCATCAAATAACCTCCAGTTGATATCATGCCGGCAGAACTTCTGCCGGATCCGATAAGGCCAAGAGGAAATCCGCTGCCATAAAACCGGAAGGACACCATCCAGAGTTTCCCTTGTAGTGACCTGGTGATTGATCCCCTCAGCACCGCAGCGATCGCACCACCACTCAGTACAATCATCCGGAAGATATCCGGATCGACCAGTGTGCTCATCACACCCCAGCAGCCAGCAGTGACCACGCTGGAACACATAATACTTGAACGAACCAATAGCATTCCAGAACTTGAAATAAATCTTAGCGATAAGCAGCTGATCATTCTCAGCCATCCATTCAAATGTCTCCATCAGAAA